TGAGATTCTTACTAAGCTTTCTGCCATCATTACTGGCCGTTCCAAGGGCCGCGCTCTTGAGGATGTTGTGACTGAAGCATTTGCACCACCTGAACCACCTCCGGGTGCACCTGCGCCGGGTAGTCCTGAAGAAGCCATGATGGCTCAAGGTGGCGGTATGCCTGGTGGCCCTATGGGTGCTGCACCGGCTCCTCAAATTCCTGGTGGTAGGCCAGATGTTCAACAGCTTCTTGCGGGTTTAAACTCGCGAGGAAATCCAACCCTTGCAGCATCCGTTGCAAGAATGAGTCCAGCAGGATAAAGGAGAAAGTTATGGCTTTCGGATCAAAGAATAAGCCAGCCACGCAGGGTTCTGCTGGCAGTGCTTACATGCAACCAACTCGCAAGTCAGGTACACCTTCTGGTGTTCGTAAGCCTGGCAAGTCAGAGATTCAGTTCGGCTATGCACCTGGTGGTGTTGGCGGTACTGGCACTGTCGGCAAGTCGCAGAAGTTCTAATTAAATAACTGTCCAGACTCTAGCAGTCTTGGATGCGGTGACAATCTATTCGGTTTAAAACATACAGGCAGGTAAACTCATGGCAGGCAAAGGTGGCTATCAACGCCCTACAAGTCCAGCACCAGTTTCAGGCCCAGGGTCTTTATCCCAACGTACCGATGGTGGTCCAGCAGACAAGCAAGCAGCTAGATACATTTCTGGTTTACCGTATGGGCAGGGGAATGAGATGATGGCCACACAAATGGCTGCTCCTATGGAAGCAACATCTAATCCTTCTCCTGCCTCTGCGTCACAGATTGCTCAGGCAGGTCAGCAACAGCAGGCACAGCCTGCATCTGAACCTATGCCTATTGTTCCTTTAGATGCTCCCGACCAGTTCCCTGACCGTCCTGTCACTCACGGTGTTGATGCAGGTCCTGGTCCCGGTATGGCTTCTTTAGGTTTGCAGTCACCTGAAGTGGCATCGTACAAGAATACTAAAGATTACATTCAGGCTCTTGCCCGTAACAGTGATGCTTCTCCTGCTTTAAAGTCTTTGGCTGCACGGTTTAATGGTGGGTTCTAGTTGCCTAACGATAGCCTTAATGATCTTATCAACCAAGCGTTGACAGATAATCCTCACCTAAAAAATTCTCCTGCTCTTGCTTCTGATGTGGTGAAGTCACCCAATCCTGTACATACTGCACCTGTTGTTTCTCACGCTGCTACTATGTCTGGTGTTCAGCAAGCTGCACAAGATTATGCTGCCGAGAACGCTAACCCTACCCATTGGTATGACGGTTTAGTTCATGGTGCAACGTCTGCTTTAGAGTCTTTATCTAAGCCTTTGCATGAAGTGCAACGTGACTACAAGTACATTCATTCGTTGTATACCCGTCACGGTATTTTTACTGGCACTCTTGCCACTCTTGCTGTTGCTGGCGGTGCAACTATTGGCACTCTTATTGGTGGCCCTTTAGGTGGCGTTGCTGGTGCTGACCTTGTTGGCATGGGTTTGCGTAAAATTGGTGGCAACCTTGACGAGTACCGTGATTCTTACGCCGATTCAGAGAACGAAAAGTACAAAGTTTCTATGGGCCGTGACGTTGCTAACCTTCTGGGCGCACATGGCAATACGGATAAAGGCTGGGGCAAGTTTGTTTCTGGTGCTGTAGATGCCGGTATGGACATTTATCTTGATCCAATCATGAAACTTGGTGCTATTTCTAAAGTCACTAAGTCGGGCGATTGGCTTGCACAAAGCGGTAAGCGTGTGCCTTGGGCTTTCCGCTCTGTCGGTATGCAAAACTTTTTGGAACGTAACAGTCTTCGACTGTACAATGCTGACCAGGCAGAAAAAGTTTTTCAAGCTGGCTTGAACGCTAATTCTGCATCTTTTACTGCTGGCCGTCAATACCATCGTGCTTTGGAGCAACTTGTTGGTATGGATGCTGGTGACATTGTTGCTAAGTTTCCTGAACTTACGGGCAGTGCTGACCGTCTAGGTAAAGTCAATAGTGCCGCTAAAGCATTTGGTGCTACGCGTGAAGAAACTGTTGAAAGTTTACATAAAGCATTTTTGGAAACACAGTTCCGTTCAGACCTTATGGCACAGTCTGCTATTGCCGGTACACCCGTGTTGCCTTCGCGTAGTGTTGCACGTGCAGTTCTTGGTAAAACTTCAGAAAAGTTGCGTCAACCTTTTGCGGAAACACTTGATGATACTGCTTACGATTACCGTAATGCTGCAAACTTTTTTATTCCACGCAAAGGTGTAGATGACCTTGGTGCAGAAAAATGGATTATGCCTTTAGCATTTCGTCCATTAAGTAAAGAAGCGTATGCTTCAGCAGTTGCCAAAAAGACTCGTACTTTTTCTGGCTACCAGCCTTACGCTATTGATTCTGGCACTCTAGATTTGTCGACTAAACAATTTAACCCTTCCGATGTTGGCTCATTGCAAGGTGTTTACCGTGTTATGCGTTTCTCTATGGGTGATCGTTTAGCACGTGAAGTTACTAGCGACTTTGCTGACGCTATTGGTGCAGGTGATTTGGCTACTGCCCGACGTGTCTATGTTGATGGTATTCATTCAATGTTTAAAGCTGCTGGTCTACCTAATGATTCGCATCTTGTTGAAGACATGATTGACCACATGCACATGAAGGGTGAGGGAACTATTGGTTCTCAAACTTACGGTCATGGTTTCCAGCAGGGCGATGATGTTTCTTTAGTTCGCAATGCTGACTCTACGCATGCTGCTGGTTTACATACGCACCATGCAGGTATGTGGGCATACCCTGATTTTCGTCAAGTAAAACTTGCTATGCGTAGCATGGGTGCTGCTGGTAAAACTTACGGCCATGTTGACGAGTTTGTGGCAAAAAACTGGACTGACAGCATTTTTAAGCCATTTGCTTTGTTGACTGCTGGTTTTGGTTTGCGTATTGCTGCTTCTGAACTTATCCCAACATTTATCCGTAATGGAACTGTTGAGGTTGTTAAGTCTAAGGTTGCTGGTGCAGCAGCAAAAATGAATTACAAGCTTGCTGCTGGTGAAGACGAACACATCATGTCTAACGCTATGTTGGCTCTTTCTGCTGGTACTAGCATGAAAGATTATCTTGAAAGAGAAGCCGGTAAAGTTGCTGGTGCTCGTGTACGTAAGTCTACCGCTAAGCGTTTATCTGCCCTTGCTGACGATGATGATGTTGAATTAGCGTCACAGATTGCTATTGCTACTAACGGTCACATGGCTTCTGGTGCAACTATGGCAGGTCATGGCACTGATCAGGACTTTATTGAGAAGCAACGTCAACTGATGGATTTACTTGGTCAGCGTGTCAAGCGGGCTAAAGTTGAAAGTCCTGATGGCAAGTTCACTTCTTATTCTGCACATAATGACCATTTTGACATTCATTGGGCTTTACAGTTGCAGAAGGCTTCACAAAACATTTCTCAGCGCATGATGACTGCCGACGCTTTGCGTCTGTTAAAGTCTGGCAAGTCACAGGATGAGGCTTGGGCTGAGGTTGCTCGCCTTGAAGAGGCACGTATCCAAGGCATTGACTACCATACCGGTACACCATTGCCTCCAGATGCAGACTTGTACGTTAACGAACGTAACATCTTGTCACGCTACAAGAATCAGGACGCTTCTGAGTTTGCGTTCCAACGTGCAGATGACATGCGTAACACGCTTACTGGTGTTGATGGTACATTCCATGAGGCTTTTGCTAAAGCCATTGCTGGTAAAGCAAAAGTTAATTTAACACAGTTAACAAAAATTGATTCTGCCGCTAAACCTAAAGCTATTATTGGTCCAGAGTTGGAAAACTACATTGGCCCTAATGTAATGAACCGCATTATTCAGGGTGGTTTCAAAAAAGTTATTGACCCTATCGTAGGTAACTTGTCACGTCAGCCATTGTTCTTCCTGCACACTAAAGAATCTATGGCGTTCTACAAGCCTATGGTTGAAGCTGGAAAAATCAGTGAAGAAACTGCGTTACGTTTTGCTATGACCCGTGCAACGCATGCCATGCTTCCACAAATCCACAATATTGCTTTGCGTACACAATTTTCTACACTAGCCCGCAACTTCCTGCCGTTCTATTTTGCTCAAGAGCAGGCCATTAAGCGTTACATTAAACTTGGTGCAGATAATCCACAAGCATTGCGTGAATATCAACTAATCGAGCAGGGTATGAATGACCCTGGCTTTATTCAAGTTGATGATCAGGGTAACAAGTTTGTGACGTTGCCGTTTGTTGGTGAACTTGGTGCTGGCGTTATGAACGCTGCTGCTGCATTAGGTTTGCCAGTTGTCGGTAATTTGCCTTTGACTATTAAGGGTGACACTCAGTCTTTGAAGACTGTGTTGCCTGAGTTTGATGCACATGGTACTTCACCGTTTGTGAATCTTGCAGGAAATACGCTTACTTCGTTTTTCCCTCAACTTGCCCGTCCTGTAAAGAATGTTATTGGTTCACGTGGTTTTGGTGCTACTGCTATTGATACGTTGATTCCGTCTGCACCGGCACGTGCATGGTTTAAAGCTTTGAACGCTAATGAGCAGGATTCTACTTTCCATAGTGCAATGCTGTCGGCTATGGCTGCGGCTAACTACCACAACCAGTTACCTGGACCTAATGCTTCTCCTACGGAGCGTCAAGAGTTTATTGATCGTATCAAAAATAATGCCCGTAGCATCCTTGTGATGAAGGGTATTCTTGGTTCTATTTCACCTTTGTCTCCACAGTTGTCACAGGAAGACCCTGGTTTGCGTGACGAGTTCTACAAACTGGTTCAATCAAAGAATGATTATCCTGCTGCTTTGCAAGAGTTCCTTGGTAATCATGGCGATAAGGCTATCTCGTACACTGTTGCCCGTTCAGAGGCAACTATTAAGGGTGCGAACATGGCTTACACTAATGAGGCTATGGACTGGATGCAGTCTAATGAGGCTTTGTTAAAGTCTGACCGTGCTGTTGGTGCGGCTTTCCTTCTGCCACAGAACGCTGGTGGTGCAGGTGACAAGCAGGCTATCTATGATGAAGTGTTAAAGATGCACTTGCGTGGTCGACGTACACCTCAAGAGTTTATGGATTCTATCTATGTCAATGCTGGCAACAATGGTTATTACGATGCTAAAGATGTGCACGAAGAAGTTATCAAAAAAGCCGGCGATAACATTGATTGGGTTAATGCTGAAAATAAAAATTGGCGTTCCTATGTGAATGATTACAAGTTGGCTAACCCTATTTGGGCTGATGACTTTATGTCACCTGAGAAGCGCAACATTGCTGTTAAAGCTATTGATGATTTGAATCATTTGTTTAGCACAGGCCAAGCACCACAAAATGAGCAGTCAAAACTTGTTTATGACCTTATGCAGGACTACAAAAAGCATGAAGAAGTTAAAAACATTATTCGTGGCTACCGTACTGAAGCAACTTTGAGTGATGAAAATGATACTTGGCAAGCGTATTTGAAGCAGAAATCTTTAGATGATCCACGTTTGACTACCATTATCAATGGCGTATTTAGGAGATTGAGTTAGTGACTACATACACTGGCACACCATTAGTTCCTAAAGGCCCTAGTAAGACCAAGGGTCCTTCTGCTGCACGTACTGTTACACAAACTAGCGTCAAGCAGTACACGCATGAAGAAGCCCAGGCTTATGCTTTGCAGGCGTTTCAGAACGCTATTGGTCGTGCACCTTCTTCGCAAGAACTTGATGCGTTTATGACTTCGTTCAACGCCGGTCAGAACCCTTCAACTACCTCTACCCATTATGGGGTTGGTGGCAATTCCATTTCAACCACTACTACTGGTGGTACTGACCCATCAATGTTGGCAGAAAACATTGCTGAACAAAACCCTGAGTATGAAGGTTACCAGAAGGCCACAACGTATTTTGATGCAATGCTGTCTGCTTTGCAGGGTCCTATGGGAGGTAGTGTCTAATGACTGAAACTAAGCCAATTACTGACCCTAATGATCCTAGACTTCTTGCAGAGTTAAAGAAACAACAGGCCGCTAAAGCTGCTGCCAAGAAGAAGCAAGATAAAGAACATAACATGGGTGGCGGTCAGCGTTGGGCTGGCGGTTCCCCTGTTGATGTTGCTAAGAATCTTCAAGAGTCTGCTAATGCCGCCAAGGTAAAGTATGGTGTTCAGACTCCACGCAATCCTTTCATTACTGCCTGGGATGCTGCTAAAGGTGTTTGGAACCGTGAGTTAGCGAAACAGAATCTTTCTGACTGGTCACAGTCTGCTGAGGGTGCTAAGACTAATTACGAGTCTGCTGTTAAGGATTGGATTTCTAACCCTAGCGAGGATACATACAAGGCTTGGCAGGATGCCGGTCACGCTTTGCACACTAACCATGTTGCTTTAGTTAAAGCTGAAACAGAGTTGCATGATTCGACCCATGCTGTCACTCCTGACCAGACCAAGCATGTTGGTTTTGATTTCACTAAGTCTGGTACGGGCAATTTGACTAAGGTCAGCAAAAATTCTGCTGGCACTGCATACACCCTTAAAGATGGTTCTGCTGTTATTTTTGGTAAGAATGGTGAGCAGTACACTGTTGACAAAAATAAGCATATTGTTGCCGCTGTCAATAAAGATGGTGTGACCATTCCTCCACCCAAGTCTTTAGTGACTACATCTAAGGGTGCTGGCAAGACTCCTCCTGCTCCTGTCAGTGGTGGTACTGGTGCTGCTGGTGGTAATACTTATGTCACAGTTAATGCACCTGCTGCTGCTCCTGAAAAAGATAAGAGCAAAGCTGATTGGGCTAAAGATTACGGTGTTCAGGCCGGTATGGTCGATAGTGTTCCTGAACTTAAAGCTTTGTTTAATCAGGCTGTTGCAACCAAAATGTCTGCTGAAGACTTTAAAGCAAAGTTTTACAACACTAAATGGTATTTGGCCCATAATGATGCTTGGCGTGTAGCCTATGGTGCAGAAAAAACTGACCCACCTTCATGGGCACATGAAACCAATCTTGCATCACAACTTGTGCGTAGCACCGCTATGGATACTGGTGTCAACCTTACCGATAATCAAGTTGCTGGCCTTGCAAAGCAAGCATTGTATCTTTCTGCCGGTTCATCAAGCCGTATTGATACTTCCATGCTCAAGAAGCACATTGTTGGTACGGGAATTATCACTGGCACTACTGGTGAAGCACTTACCGCTATTGACGCTTTGAAGGCTCATGGCGCAGACATGGGTGTTCAACATGATGATGTGTGGTACACGAATGCTGCACAAAACATTCTTCATGGTGATGGCAACCTTAATGGTTGGAAGAAGCAGATTAGTGACATTGCTAAAACAAGGTATTCTTGGGCAGCTGACCAGATTGATAAAGGCATGACTGTCAAGGCGATTGCTTCACCATACATAAATAGCATGTCTCGTATCCTTGAAATTCCAGATGGAAACATTGGCCTGAATGACCAAACTATCAACAAGGCTTTAACGAATGTTGACCAGACTGGCAAGCAGACTGCTGTACCACTGTGGCAGTTTGAGACTAGCCTTCGCAAAGATCCTCGTTGGGCTTCGACTAAGAACGCACGTGACACTGTTGATTCTACTGCCCGCAAGATTCTTTTTGACTTTGGACTGGTGAGTTAAATGATTGCAAGAGATACTGTTGGTTCTAGCGCATCAAAATCAACACCAATAAATACTGATGTTACTTCACAAAATGCTATTGCTAATTTGACTAAAACTTTTGAAAATTATGGTCTTGGTTCTTTGGCTGCACGTATTGCCGAGTTCATCTACCAAGGCTATTCGGAAGACGCTACGTCTCTGCTATTGCAGGATGCTCCAGAGTACAAGCAACGGTTCGCTGCAAATGATGCACGACTCAAAGCTGGCCTGCCTGTTCTTTCCCCGAAAGAATACTTGGCTACCGAATCCACATACCGTTCTATTCTGCAAAATGCTGGCTTACCTAAAGGTTTCTATGATGACAAGTCCGACTTTGAACGTTTTATTGCTAACAACATTGATGCAACACAGTTGAAGCAACGTGTTGATGCTGCCGCTAAAGCAGTAGACAACACTGACCCTTACTACCGTGATGCGCTACAAAACATGTACGGTCTTGATGCCGGTCACATGATTGCCCACCTGCTTGATCCTGAAGCTGCTGCACCACTTGTAGCGAAGCAGGCTAAGGCTGTTGAGTATGGTGCTGCTGCACTCCGTCAGGGTCTCGCTATGGGTCCTACAAGCCATTATGAGGACTATGCAGGCGGTATGGGTACTGGCGTTGGTGCTGAGGCTGGAATGGCTCAGATTGCCTCTATGACCCCAGGATTGAGTGCTTTGGCACAAATCAGTGGGAATCAGTACAATCAGGCTACTGCGGAGCAGGAAGTGTTTGGCGGTTTAGCATCGGCACAACGTGCACGACAGAAACTTACAGCACAGGAAGAGGCTCGTTTTACGGGTCGTTCTAATGTTGATTCTAAGTCACTTCAGGGTGACACAGCAGGACAATTTTAGTTCTGTTAGGGCGGTAATTGGTAAGCCTGAACTGAAAGCCACATGTGGACCAGTTCAGTACGTGGGTTCGAATCCCACACCGTCCACTCCAAACAGACCCACCGGCCCATGTTTGCGTATTAGAAGTCCGGTAGTGAAAGCAGATGACAAGTTCCCCTTCTTGTTGTCTCGGTTCGCGCTCAAACAATAAACGAAAGGGAGTGGCGTAATGGCCAACCAATACGACGATGATGACTTCGATGACGAGGTTGTTGATAACGGTCCAGCGAACCTTCGCAAAGCTCTGAAGAGGGCTGAGAAGGAACGTAATGCTCTTCAGGAGCAGTTGGATGCTGTTAAGTCTAACCTCCGCCAGCGTTCTGTCAAAGACGTTTTGGAGACTAAGGGTGTGAACTCTAAGATTGCTGCGTTTATTCCTAGCGATCTTGAAGCACCCGAACAGATTGCTGCTTGGCTTGACGAATACGCTGACGTGTTTGGTTTTGCTCAGGCACAGTCTGAAACGACGGAAACGTCTGAGAATGATGCGGCTATTCAGCGTATCGAATCGTCCACTAATAATGCGGTTACTCCTGGTCGTGATGCAGATTTGTTTAACAAGATTGCGTCTGCGACTACTAAGGAAGAACTTGCACAAATTATGGGACATGCTGCTCAACGTTCCCGTTAAGCCACATTAACCCAATTTATTGAAAAGGAGTAACTTAGATGGCAAACACACCTTATGGTTCATCTAATACTTACACCGACACTTCGGGAAGTTCGCTCGGTACATCACTTGTACAGGCCGCGTATGACCGTTATGTCGAATTTGCACTTCGTGCAGTCCCACTAATCCGCGACGTTGCTGACAAGCGTCCAGTACAGCAGGCTATGCCAGGTTCATCTGTCGTATTTCAGTTGTACAGCGACCTTAGCAAGAACATCAATGTTCTTTCTGAGACTGTTGATCCTGATGCTGTTGGCTTCGGTAACACCACTTCTGTTCCTGTTACTCTGAACGAGTACGGTAACGCTGCTCTTGCTACCCGCAAGCTTGAACTGTTCTCCCTGTCTGACGTTGATCCAGCTATTGCTGACATCATTGCGTTCAACATGGCTGACTCAGTTGATGAAGTTGCACAGAACGTGCTTCGTAAGGGTCCTAATGTTATCTACGGTACTGGCACTTCGACTGCCGGTGTTGGTGACACTACGGGGACTCCAACCATCACCTCTGCTGACGTACGTAAGGCTGTTGCCAAGCTTCGTTCAGGCAAGGCTGTTCCACGTGTTGATGACTTGTACTGGGCTGGTATTCACCCAGAAGTTTCACATGACCTCCGTGCCGAAACTGGTGCTGGCGGTTGGCGTGAAGCGCACGTCTACAACGAGTCTGGTGCAGGCGAACTATGGCCAGGTAGCATCGGCGTTTACGAAGGTGCTATGTATGTTGAATCTCCACGTCTGTACTCAGGCTTGGATGCAACTACTGGCGTTCAGAACTACGAAGGTGCAACTACTGCAACCACTATTTCTGGTGGAACCGGTACTGGCACTACGGACAAGATTCTGAACTTTGCTACCGCTATCCCTACCACTGTTCAGGTTGGATACGTTGTATCTGGCACAAACACTGCTGGTGGTGCAACTGCTCCTGGTGCTAACTCTGCCGCTTCAGGCTACGCTCGTGTTACTGCTATCTCTACTGACCGCAAGACGGTCACTGTTGATACAAACAACACTGGCACTGTTAACGCAACCATTACGTTCACTGCAACGAACAAAGTTTACCGCACACTTGTTGCAGGTAAGCAGGCACTTGCAGAAGCGATTGCGGAAGAGCCACACGTAGTCATCGGCCCTGTCGTTGACAAGTTGATGCGTTTCCGTCCAATCGGTTGGTACGGTGTCCTCGGTTTTGCTCTTTACCGTGACGCTGCACTTTACCGCATTGAGACTACCTCAAGCATCGCATCCTAATTTTAGGATAACCCTTGGTGTGTTACCCCTGTCTGTATGGGCAGGGGTAGCACTACCTCCCTACAAATTTTAAGGAGCCAGCAGATGACGCAATACTATTTCATTCCCCCAACTGTGGATGAAGGCCCTGCTGGTGACAACCGCCTGTTTTGGCGTTACAAAATTACTCGTGCAGATACGGTTATCAAAAATGCGGATGGCTCGTATTCGCATTACCGTGCGCCTGGTGTTGAGCAGCTTGCTCCCGGCACGGTCTTTTATCAAGGCGGACACATTTATCCGATTGATGAAGGCGAAAGACAAAATCTTATTGCATACGGTTACGGTTCACAGATTGTTACGGAGGATCAACTTTAATGAAACCAGGTAGATACAACTTTAGTTTCGTTCAAGGCGATACGTGGACTACTGCACCACAGTGGAAGATCAACAACATCTATGTGATTGTTACTGGCTACACTGCCAAGATGACTGTACGTAAATCTATTGGTTCTTCTAATACTGTGTTTGAATTTTCTACCGCTAATGGCCGTATTACTACAGGATCCTATGACGGTAAGTTTACTTTGTTTGCTTCTGCCGCAGATACTGCTTCTGTCCCTGCCGGTAACTACGTTTACGATTTTGACATTGTTTCACCATCAGGTATCTCTACCACTCTATTGTCTGGTGGTTTTCAAGTTATTGGTCAGGTAAGCCTGTGACTTCTTACAGCATCCAAACTACTTCTGTTGTTGAAATTCCTACGACAGTTAACATTATGGACTCTACTTCCGCATCGGTTGATGTGGTTGAAGTTGGTCTGATTGGCCCGCAAGGTTCTGTCGGCATTACTGGTGCTACTGGTGACATTGGTGTCGTATTTCAGGGTAGTGCTCCAGATAACCATTTGCAGTTGTGGGCTGACACTTCAACAAGCACTGCGCAGATTGCGGTCTTCGATGGTGGAACTCCTGCGGCACAAATCAACTCTGTGCGGATGCGTCGTGGAACTGCAACCGCTTGGACTAATGCCAACCCAATTCTTGACAATGGCGAGTTTGGTTATGACTCAACAAATAACAAGTTCAAGATTGGTGATGGGGCTGCACGTTGGGCTGCGCTTTCGTACGTCACCGCTGTTGCTGACTTGAATAATCCAACTTTGACTGGCACTATCACGATGACTGGTGCAACGGTTGTTGGCGGAACTATTTCTGGGGGGACAGCATGACCGCTTTGAAGTATTGGGACACCACCACAAACCAGTGGCTATCGCTCACATTGACTCAACAGAACAACGTGAAGATTTCTACATCTGCACCGACTGACACTTCTCAGCTGTGGGTTGATCCTAATGATGTCACTTATCAGAATCTTGTTGATGGGGGTTCGGCATGAGTGCAATCAAGTATTACGACACAACTTCGGGAACGTGGAAGTATTTGTCACAAGGCCCTAAGGGTGATGCTGGCCCGACAGGTACTAAAGGTGACACGGGTGCAACGGGTGCAACGGGTGCAGGTGTCCCGACTGGTGGAAGCACAGGTCAGGCTCTAGTCAAGAACTCTGGTACGGACTACGACACCACTTGGACAACGATTGCGACAGGAACTTCGTCAAAGTCTAAGTTTGATGCTTTCCTTGTGAACACCAAAGGCCCGGTCGATTACTATCCTGCGGCGGACACTGCGCTGATTTCTAGCACGAGCAGTTCAGCGATTAGTGGGGCAACGCGTTACACCTACAATTCGGGCAAGTTTTACTTCCGGGGTTTGAACTCTTCTGTGATCACAAACAGTAGCGGAACAAACTACTACCGAAACAATGCAGATTTTCCAAGCAGCAACAGTGTCAATCCTTTCTGGGTTGAGTTTGATTACTATGGCAGCAACTTTGATGTGCGCTACAACTCGCGAGGAAGTAGCAACGCTCAGCTGTGGGTGTGGGTTGATGGTGTTCCTGCGACTGCAGCAGCAGTCAAACCGACCAGCACAAATGATGTGGACAGTTACTACAACGTGACTTTGCCTTCGACTGCCCAGCGTCGTATCCGTGTCATGTTAGCTAGGGCTGACTTTGGTGGAATCGGAACTGCAAGCGTGACTGACACCATTTTCCCTGTTGAGCAAAAGTTGCTGAAGGTGGCATTGTTTGACGGTTCATGGTTTGCTGGCGGTGCTGGCGGTGCAACGAATGTGTCAGATTATTTGTCTGTGCAACTCGGTGAGATGTTGAATGTTGACTACTATGTGACTTCAGTTTCAGGCACAGGTTATGTGCGTGGAACTAACACCGATCCGATTCTTGGCGTTGTTACTGACGCATCGGCTGGTGGCCCGAACTGGTGCGACCCTACTCGCCTGTCTGTGCTCACAGCGATTAGTCCTGACCTGGTTGTTTTTATTGGTTCGACGAACGATGATGGCTTCACTGCATCGGACAAGAAACTTGGTGAACACGTCACCTATGTTTACAACTACATTTTAAACAATGTGCCAAATGCAAAGATTGTTACGTTCACGCGACAGTCAAACACTGAAACATCGGCGAGCATGGCCTTGAACGCTTCAACTGTTTACACGGCTGCATCTGCTTCATCGAATGTTATTGGTGTAGTGAACATTTACAGCGAAGGTTGGATTACTGGAACAAGCAACAGCAGTAATCCGAACAACACTGGCAATGGTCAGATTTACATTTATTCTGACGTTCATCCGAACGCTGCAGGGAATCGTTACTATGCAAGCAGATTGTTCAACAGAATCTCAGACATCGTCAAGACATACACAAGGAGTTAGTTGTGGCAAGGATTACACAGATTCAGGTGCGCCGGGACTTGGCAGCAAACTGGACTACTGCTCAAACCAATGCAGGGGCAACACCTATTCTTGCCGCTGGTGAGATTGGGTTTGAAAGCGATACAGG